CCGACGGGCTGGCAGGGGGCTTTCGCCTCCCGCCTTGCCCCTTATCGGAGGATAAGCGATGATTAACGCAGAGCTAATCGAGAGATTTTCTCAGCCGTGCGTGATGCTGGAAAAAAAGCGCGTCCCTGACGGGCTGGGTGGCTTTGAAACGAGCTGGGCGGACGGCGACGAGTTCGACGCGGCGATTGTCAAAGATCAGAGCTTGCAAGCGCGTGTCGCCGAGAAGCAGGGCGTTTCCAGCGTCTACACCATCACGACGGCGCGAGGCGTTGCGCTTGAGTATCACGAGGTTTTCCGCCGCGTTTCTGATGGGGCAATCTTCCGCGTAACGAGCGACTATACCGACAGCAGGCCGCCCGACGTGGCGACGTTTGACTTTGAGCGAGTGACGGCTGAGAGGTGGGAACTTCCGACATGACCGAGACGGCAAAGGCACTATACAGCTTTTATTCCGGGTTCGGCATTGACGCATACCCAGAAAGCAACGTGCCGGAGGACGCGAAACTCCCATACATCACCTACACCGTCATTGAGCCGGACTGGCGAAACGCCGCAAGTCATCAGGCGCGGGTGTGGTATCGGTCAGAAGGCTATAAGAAAATAAACGCCAAGGTTGACGAGATCACAGGGGCGGTGGGGGAGCTTATAATGCTTCCAACGGCGAACGGCTATGTCGCCATTCGCCCCGCCGACCCACTGGTGCAGTATCAGCCCATCGCAAACCCGGAAATCAAAGTCGCGTATCTCAATTTTCAAATCAATTCGTATCAATCGAGGTGAAACAAGTGGAAAGACCTGTTACGGCTGTTAGACCGCAGACGTTCGAGAATTTGCAGCTCAACGCGGGCGCTGTTGTCAAGAATTTTGACGTAAGCACCTACACCGATTACAGCACACTCAAAGAGGCGCTATTTGCAGCGGTAAAGGACAACACAAAGGCGCTTGGCGCGACGCGCGGCGGCGGTACATTTACCGCATCTCCGACCATGCGCAGCATCGAGGCGGACGGAAAGCGGTATGAGTTCAAGGGCAGCACGGTTGTTGACGCTTGGGATATCAAGCTGACCGCGACGCTTATGGAGATCACGCCGGATAACTTCACGCTTGCGCTCGGCACGGCCGAGAAGACCGAGGAAAATTCTTTCACAAAAGGCAAAAAGACCACAATCAAGCTGAGAACCAATATCGAGGACGGCGATTATATCCAGAACCTCGTCTGGTTTGGCAACACGTCCAAGGGATTTGTCGCCATCGCGCTTGACAACGCGCTGAACAACACGGGCGTGACGTTGACTTTCAGCGACAAGGGCGAGGGAACGCTTCCGGTCGAGTTCCACGCTTATCAGGACACCGTGGAGAATAACGATTACGCGCCTTGCGCGATCTACTTTTTTGACGAAGCGGCGCAATAACAACACGCCGGGGGCTTTGCCTTCGGCGCTTTTCTTTTTTTGAGGTGAGAAGAAGATGAAACTTTCTGAAATGAACGGCGAAGAACTGTCTGTCTGTCTCTGCAAAATCGCAGAACCGATTGAGCGGATCGGCTTTGACAAGAAGACGACAGCGGTATTCCAAGAAATCGCCGATTTGAGCAAAAGCGGCATGAACAACATCCAGCAGACATCCATGATGATTGGCAAGTTCGTTCCGCTGCTGCTGGGCGACCACAGGGAGGACACGTTCGCCATTCTGGCGGCTATCAACGGCAAAACCGTTGAGGAAATCCGCAGTCAGAATGGCATGCAGACCATCAAGGAACTTAAAAACGCACTCGCAGACCCCGACCTGATGGATTTTTTTACGTCGTCCGTGCATACGGTCGGAAAGCTGTAACGGCGGCGATTTACAGGCACGGAGCACCGCCGACAATCGCGGCACTCTCCGATCTTTTGGCAGATGATCGTCAAAAGTGGCTGGGAGACGTGTACAGCTCGAAGATGCTTTCCGCCATCTGTCAGGCGATGGGGAGCGAACCCGTGAGCTATGAAGAGTTTGTCGGGCTGGTGGAGCAGGACAACCGAACAGGGCAGGAGATCATTGACGATCTGATCGCCGAGCACGAAAGAAGGAAAAAAGCAAGAGGGGAGGGGTAAGGCATGAATTTATTTACGCTTGTAGCCAAGATTGGTCTTGATTCGAAAGAATACGAGCAGGGTATCCTAAAGGCTAAAAACGATGCGCAAACTGCCGCTCAGAGTATCGGGCGCTCGTCCGAATCCGTAAAGAATGCGGCCAAGGAAGCGGGAGAAGGCATCAAGAACGCGACCAAGGGAACGGAAAGCGCGACGAAGACGACAACGGAAAGAAATAAGACGTTGTGGGAACGCATGTTTTCCGCAGTCGAAAGCAACGGAAAATCGAAGATGGAGAGCCTGAGCGCGTGGACGCTTGCGAAGGCCAAGCTGCTGGCCGACGGGATTAAAAGCGCGTTTTCTAAGATTTTCGACATCGTGAAAAAAGCGATTGTGTCCTCCGCGGACAAGGAAGCCCTTGATTCTCTTGCAAGTCAAACGTTCGGCGAGCTGGAATCTGCCGCAAATGGCGCTCTTGACACGATCAGCAAGGACACAAACATTCTGGCCGGAAGACTTAAAGGCGTTGGTACGTCGTCCTTCATGCAGTTCAGGAGCGCAGGCGTTGGCGCGGCAGAAGCTATATCCATGATGGATAAATATGTCCGCCTCGCCGCTGACGGTGCAGCCGCGTATAACATCAGCGTTGAAGACGCAGACGTAAGGCTGAGATCGTTTCTGCGCGGAAATGTAGAGGCTGGCGATTCAATCGGTCTTCAAATCTCCGAATCTACACGCGCATCGAAAGCACTTGAAGTATACGGGAAGAAATGGTCTGAACTCACAGAGGCGCAGAAACAGAATCTTCTTCTCAACGTCGTTGACGAGATGTATACCGCTTCCGGCGTTATCGGGCAGGCGGCAAGAGAAGGCCACGAATGGGAAACCGTAATCGGAAATCTAAACTCCGCGCTATACGGAATGGACGGAATCATGCCAAAGATTGGCGAGAGCTTCAGAACAAATCTGATTCCGGCAATCGAAAAAGCGACGGCTTTTCTCACCGACGAAACAATTCAGATGCGCGCCGGTATGCTTGCGGCAAGTCTGGCAGACGCGACGGGCTGGGTCTTTGACGGCGTTATTGATCTGCTGGACAAGATTCTGGCGTGGAGCAGCGGAGAAGAAGAGCCGAGCGACACCGCGCAGGCGCTCTTTGATATTGCCAGCTCGTTTGGAAAAATTGCAAGTTTGACATTTGATACGGTCGTCGGCTTTGTGGAACTTCTGTTCAACGGATTAGGTAGCGATACGAGTAAAAACGTTGAGAGCTTCCTTAAAAGCTTCAGCGAATTTGTTGATGACCCGATGTTTCAAGCGGCGGCGACAACGCTAATGGGCATGGCCGTTGCATGGATGGTGATGCATAACCCGCTCGTTTTGGTTGGATCGGCTATTGGAGTTGTCGTTACGCATTGGGAAACACTCGAAAAATTTATTGACAACCCCGCTTTTCAAGTTGTGGCTACGGTTCTTGCTGGCATTGCGTCTGGATTTATCATTCTCAAAGCTCCGCTCGTTGCCGTTGCTGGAATATTGGCGACGATCATAACGCACTGGGAAGATATCAAGCGATGGGCGGACAAGGCGAAAACAGCGTTTACAAACTTTATTAACACGCACGTCCCGGAGGGATTTATGAGCGGCGTGACAGCGGCGCTTGAGACAATCTCCGGGCTTGTCTCTGGTATTCAATCCGCGTGGAATACGTTTATTGAAAGTCTCAGCACGAAGAACATTCCAAAGGTCTTCGGTTCAATTCAAGAAGGTTGGGAGAGCGGCGGCATTGCTGGCGCGGCCTCTGCCGCGTGGGATTCCGCATGGTACAATCCCTCAAACTGGGGGAAGAACAAGAATTATGGCGCAGGACGCAGTTTCTCGACTGGCGGCGCGGGGCGCAGCTTTGCGACCGGCCTTGACTATGTGCCGTATGACAACTTCGTCGCCAAGCTCCACGCCGGAGAAACCGTTCTGAACCGCGCAGATGCGACGGCCTACCGCGCCGGAAACGTCGGCGGTATCAGCGCGGAGAGCATCAGCCAAGCCGTCGCCGTCGCTGTACGCGAAGCGCTGGACGGCGTGGGCGTGTACATGGGCGCGGATAGAGTGGGCGATCTTGTGACGCAGCGCGTGAGCCGCAACATCGCAAAGGGCGCAAGGGCTATGAGGTATGCAAACGTATGATGACGAGATACGCCTGCCGGTTGAACGGCATTGATTTGTCGAGCATCGACCCGGCAATCTATGTGCTTGACGTGAGCACCGTTTCGCCCGTGCGCGATCTTGTGACGACACCGCTTGCAGGCCGAAGCGGACAGCGAATCACGAAGCGCACGACGAACAGCCTGAGCGTCGATGTAAAATTTGAAATCCACGAGCAGAACACTGTTCGCCGCGCCCTCATCGCGGAGAAAGTGACGGAGTGGGCGATTCTCGGCGGCGTTCTGACGACGAACGACCGACCTGAAAGGCGGCTGCACGTCATCTGCGAGACGTTGCCGAACTTCTCCGCTCTGCGCTGGACAAACAGCCTGACGGCGACGTTCACGGCTTTTGAAATCCCCTTTTGGGAGAGCGAATACCCGCGAAACGCGACGGTTGACGGGAACGGCGAAGCTCAAATGATTGCGCCGGGATTTGCGGACGATTCCCGCGTTTGGGCAAGCGTGACCAACGCCGGAACGGGCGCGATCACGACCGTAGACCTGACAGCAGGACAAACCGCGCTGCACTTCTCCGGGCTTACGCTCCCTTCCGGCTCGGCGCTAGAAGTCGGAACAGACGAGCACGGCGTTTTTTACGCGCGAATCGGAAGTGAAAGCGTACTGAGCAAACGGACGGCAGAATCAAGCGATGAACTGCGGCTTGAAGCCGGGAAGTTTGGCAAGCTGTCCGTCTCCACAGACGGAAAAGCGAAGACGAGATTCGGCGTGAGGGGGTATTACACATGAGCGTAAGGCTTCCGCGTCTGCTTGACGCACAGCTCCGCGAGGTGTGCCGCCTCCATCCCGTTACGCTGTCCATCAACGAGAGGCTTGTACCGCCGCATGATGCTTCCATGACGCTTCCTCCTGGCGAGGGAGCGCCTTTCCACGCATTGGTAGAGCTTTATACCATCGACGGAAGCGCGGGCTTCTACCGCGTGTCTGGCGCATCTGAGTGCTATGTCATCACGGGCGACGTTGAACTAGAGCACAGCGCGGCGATTCTCGGCGACGCGATCATCCCCGGCGAGGGGAAGTACGGCGGAACGTGCGCCGAAGTGCTGACGGCGATGCTGGCAAACCAGACGACGCTCATAAACGGTCAAAAGCCTTGGGTACTCGGCACGTGCGCAAAAAGCGCAAGCATCGAATACGCGTATGACTGCAACAACATCCTGTCGGCGATGACGGAAGTGGTCGGCGATGAGAAAGACGGCTACGCGCTCGAATTTGATGATACACACGGTTTCCCGTGGCGGGTGAACGTCGTATCGGTCGAGACAACCGCGAGCTGCGAGGGGCGACTAAGCCGAAACCTTGAAAGCGTTAGCATCTCGATATCCGATGACGAGTTTTGTACGCGGATTTACTGCAAGAGTCTCCCAGAACCGCACTACATCGACGGCCCGACCGTCGGCGTGTGGGGCATCATCACGAAAACGATCACCGCCGGAGAGGGCGTGACCGCTGAGAGCTTGAAAAGCTACATCACGCGATACCTCGAAGACCACAAAAACCCGCGAAACAGCATTGAGATCAACGGCGTTGATTTGGCGACCGCGACAGGGGAAAGCCTTGATTCCTTCCGAATCGGCCGGCTTTTCCGGCTTGCGCTCCCTGATTACGACGTGAAAATGGAAGAGCGAATCCTTGTGCGCAGCATCACCGACGTTTACGGTGACCCGCGCGGCGTAAGGCTGACGCTTGCAAGCAACATCCGCGACACGGCGGAAGACCTCGTGCGGCTGGACAACACCGTTACAGGCGGATCGTCGCAGAACAGCACAAAAAAGTATATCGGCGGCGGCAAGGGCACCGGCCTGTCGAAAACGTCCGTGCTCGATATGCTTAAAAAGACCGATTCTTTCACGAGTGCAACGGAATCGTGGATAAAAAAGGCTGGCGTGGATATCGAGGCGAATCACGCCGACCTATACGCCACCAAGCAAGCAATAACAGGAAATTGGGCGGGAGACGTTGAGACGATCAACGCCTTGATTACCGCATCAAGCGACAACGGCGGTTTGGTTTCAATGCTTGTCGGTCGGCACAACAAGATTGAGGACGTGAACGCCGCCATCTCTGCGACTGCCGCCGGAGGCGGCCTTATCAACATGAAAGCCGATACAAAGACGGTTACAGACATGGGAGAACGTCTATCGTCGGCGGAAATCACGCTGAACGGCGCAGACGGGCAGATCGGCCTTGTGGGGCGCGTCGAAACAGCAGAAGGGGATATCAAGTCCGCGGAAGTCAAGATTGACGGGCTGAACAGCGAAATCGAGCTGAAAGCGGACAAGATCGCGCTGGATGGATATGTCACAATGTCCAAGTTCAACGCGGAAATTGCGGAAATAAAGATCACCGACAGCTCATACGTGACAACGGCAGCCCTGAATACTAAATCTTTGAGCGCCAACTATGCAGAGATTAGCAGTATCAATATCGGCGGAAAACAGGCGCGCTGGGAAAGCGTGACGGTCGTAACCGGCGTGACAAGAAAAAAACGGTATGCAATGGCTCCGTCAGGCTCGACAAGCATGGAGTTTTACGAGTGCGCCAGCGTAAGCACTGACACGTTCACTCTTTTGATGGCATAAGGAGGAAATTATGAAAATCAACATACTTTTGCGCAACGTGAATGCAGCGCTTGCCCGCGTCCATGTGCTTGGCGCTGACGCTGAATTGCTTGCGGGCGCGATGCAATCAATCAATAATTGTGTTGACGCGATTGAAAAGGCTCAGAAGGAGGAAGAAAATGAAAATCACGACGAGCAAGGGCAAGACGCTTGATGTAAACTGGGCGTTCGGCCCGACTGACGAATCTGGAAGTCTGATGATTGAACTCCCTGATAATCGGCTGCTGTCGGAAATTGCCGCCGACTTTGAAGGCAACAGCAAAATCGAAAAGACGGACGAGACGAAGCCCGGCGTGACCGAAGTCTACGAAGGTTTTACCGAACTTGCAACCATCCAGCGCAACAAAAACGGCAGCGTGTTTGTTAAACTGGTGAAGGAGTGATGACCCTTGAATCTCGGCGTATTCAAGCGCAGAATTGACGTTGACGCTGAAATCCAGATGACCCCGCTAAAGTCGCTGTATGCGTCAGGCGACAAGAACGCGCATATCTTCGAGCTTTCTCTCTATCGAGGTGCCGAAGAAATAGACTTGAGCGGCGCAAGCGCTCAGGGCTATTTTATCCGCGCGGACGGGTATACCGTTCCCATCGCGGGAGCGATCAGCGGCAATATCGTGACCTTCACGCTTTCGGAGGGTTGCTATTACGTCGTCGGAAACTTTAACCTTATCATTAAGGTTTCCATCGCTGAAAGCCGCAAGTCGGTATTTTGGGGAAATGGCTATGTCGTGCGCAGCATGACAGACGCGATTGTCGATGAGGAAAACGTTATCCCATCGCTTGATGAGCTTCTGGCACAGATTTCCGCCGCAGAATCGGCGGCGAAGGCCGCGAATCAAGCTGCATCGGCAGCGAACTCCGCAGCAACCAGCGCAGTGCAAGCGGCAAGCGCGGCTGACACGAACGCATCAGCGGCCAACAGTGCGGCAAATGCGGCCACATCCGCAGCTTCCGCAGCATCAGCAGCCGCAACGAAGATCGACGACATGACCATCACGGCGACCGGCCTTGCGGCGGGCGCTGCACCGACGGCAGAGTTGACCGAGGTCGACGGACACTACAATATCGTGCTTGGCCTGCCGAAAGGCGATAAAGGCGATCCGGGCGCAACCCCTCAGATCACGGTGCAAGTCAAGACCGGCGAACCGGGAACGGCGGCGAGCGTCAAGCAGACTGGCACGGCGGAAGCGCCGGTGATCGAGCTGACGATCCCGCGCGGCGACACGGGGAACATCGGGAGCCTGACGATCAACGGCAAGACCCCGGACAGCGCGGGAAAAGTCGAGCTGACAGCGGCGGACGTTGGGGCGCGTGCTGACGACTGGATGCCGACAGCGGCGGACGTTGGGGCGCTCTCCGGCACGGACACGACGCTGACGCAGGCGGGAAAAGCTGCCGACGCGAAAGCGACGGGGGATGCGCTTGACCGGCTGAAGGCCGAGAAAGCAAATAAATCAATCGTATCTGATGCGTGGCAAAGTGAAAAAACCTATGCCGTGGGCGCGTACTGCATCTATAACGATAGACTGTATAAGGCATCCGTGCAAACATCCGCAGAACCGGGAAATGGCAGCGATTGGGTACAATGTAGCGTGACCAACGAGTTAAAAGCGCAAGGCGACAAGCTGAACAAGGCATACGTTAAAGAGTATTTTAGCAGTAAGCTGGACAAAACACGACCCATAACGTACCCTGTCGCATCTACCGGAGGGTATCTCGTTATTGCGTATAACTACGCTTCGGCTGCTGTATTTTTGGCGCGTGGAGAGGGGTCAAGCGGATTTGTACATCGGATTGCCCCGGCAAGTGATCGTAATTCGATTAGTTGCAAATGGACGAATTCGCAGTTGCAGTTTACATCGACCGATGAAGCCTCGGCGACTGTAAGTATAATTAGATTGTATTAATAGGGGGACGAATCGAATGAGGTACTACACGATTAAAATTTTGACGGCTACCGACGGCACGGAAGTGCGCGACCTGCGCGGCTTTGACACGCTCGACGAGGCGCTTGTGCGCTATCACAGCGACTTGCAGGCCAACATCAGCAAGTGCAAGTCGGTATACTGCGCGGTCATCAACGGCGTTGGGGGTGTGTATAAATCCGACACTTGGAGCGCGGCGGCTGTTCAGGCGGAAGCGGAAGCGTAAGGGCGCAGGTGCTATTTGAATCTGAGTTAAACGAGGGAGAGAGCGTGATGCGTGACATCATTCTGTCGCTTGATCGTTTTGGCGATCATGCACTGCTGCTTGGCCGTGTCGGCGAAAATCGCGCGACGCGGGTACTGATCGACATAAAAAGCATATTGAGCCAATATCCGGATGCTATTGCGTCGATCACGGTCAAGCCGCTTGGCCGGGCGGAGTATCCGGCGGCAGTGAAGCAAGAGGGCGGTATCCTGACGTGGGAGATCACGGACGCGGATATCGGCGATAAAGCCGGAAGCGGGCAAGCCCAAATCACAATCCAAGACGCGGATGGCACGGTCATCAAGACCGCGATTGCCTGCACGCGAGTAGGTGAGTCTCTTGGCAACGCAACTGCCCCAGCGCCCGATCCGGTTAAAACATGGATCGACAAAGCAACTGGAACGCTGGCCGAAGTTGAGCGTTCTGGTGCTGCGGCACAGACGATTGCCGACGAGGTCAAGCGCAAGCTAGATGCCGGGGAGCTGAAGGGCGAACCGGGTAGAGACGGTGCCGATGGAAAGCCGGGCAAGGATGGAGCCGCCGGAGCTACTGGCGCAACGCCGCAAATCAAAGCGGAAGCTGTGACCGGTGAACCCGGCACTCAAGTAAGTGTCACTCAAAGCGGTACTCCTGAAAATCCCACACTGTCTTTTAAAATCCCCAGAGGCGAACCGGGCAGGGACGGCGCGAAGGGTGAACCGGGCGACCCGGGAAAAGACGCGCCGCAGGAAGCGGTACTGTATACGGCGCAAACGCTTGATGATGCGCAAAAGGCGCAGGCAAGGGAGAACATCGGGGCGGTAGATGCAGCCCAGCAGAACATCCTTGTGGGCGGTGAAACGGGCAACCCGATTGCCGTTAATGATGCCTTTGCCGCGCCACTGCGCGGTCTGACCGTGTACGGAAAAAGCACGCAGGACGGAACACCAACGCCGGATGCGCCTGTGCCTATTATAAGTGCAGGGGATGACGGGAGCGTAGTAGTGAAGATGACGGGAAAGAATCGGATGCCGCCCAACCTAAAAATAGGCAGCTTTGTCGAGTGCTTTGTCAAGAAAAACACACAGATAACTGTAACATTCAAAGGCAATATTGTTTCGCAAGGCGGAAACATCTTATTCATTGGCGAAAACAATGAAAAACTTTGGATTGGTGTTGATAAGGGTAGTGCTGAAAAGCATGTTGTGCTTGAAGCGAACGCAACAAAGTTTCAGTATTTGTTAGAAGAAATGGCCAGCGAAAACGTGTGTCTGGCATGGAACGCATCATCTCCCGGTTATGAGCCCTACCGTGAGCAGCTCCTCACCCTGCCCACCCCCAACGGTTTACCCGGTATCCCTGTCACCTCTGGCGGCAACTACACCGACCAAAGCGGCCAGCAGTGGGTGTGCGACGAGGTGGACTTTGGCAAAGGTGTAAAGGTGCAGAGGGTTGATAAAGGTGCTTTCGATGCCACCAAAGCGCTGGCTGAGCAGAATGCAATCCTTGCCACTCCCATCGAGACCCCACTCACCCCTGCCGAACTCGCCGCTTACAAAGCGCTGACTACCTACGCGCACGACACCGTGGTGCAAGCGAGCGACGGCGCAGGGCTGAAACTGGGCTATCAAAGAGACGTTAGCATTGTAATTAAAAACCTTGAGGACGCGATTGCATCCATGACCGCTACCTAAGGGAGGAAAAGCATATGGCAATCAAAAGTAAAGCCCGGCACGACCTGACCCTGCGCTCCATCAAGCGTGAGATCGCCGCCAGACGCGACGTGGCGTACTGGCTGGACAAGGCATACACCCATCTGGACAGCGGTTTGCTGACGGAGGACGACATCGCGGAAGTTGAAGCCCTTGCGCAGGCGTATTATGACGCGCTGGACGCGGCAGAAAGAGAAGAATCTGACGACGGTCTTTCAATCGTCTAAGGAGGCAAAACCATGATTATTCTTGGCATCATCGTCGGCGGCGCGATCATCTTCGCGGCGGACTGTCTGGTTGGCCGCTTCATCCGCGCGGGAGGTGCGTGGGACGAATGAAAAGCAAAAAAGAATATGAAATGCAAAGAAAACGGGCGAGAAAATGGGCCGTCTGGTACCTTGGTTATGCAGGCATTGAACCGACAGAAGAGAACATCCGAAAGTATGCTTTAGCCCGCAGACGGACGCTGAAACAGTTTCATCGGCTGCGAGGGCATTTGCTCGGATAAAAAAACGGAAAGGAGGAAAAACCAATGATTGAAACAAGCGAGGCCATCCGCATGGCGCGGGCGCTGATCGGGACGGCGTACAGCGAGCTGGACTGTATCAACCTCATCAAGAAGGTCATCCGCATCAGCGCGGGCGGCGACAAGCGTTACACGACGGCAGGGACGAACGAGCTTTGGAACAGCTTTGACAGTGCGCCGAAGTATCGCCATTTGATCTGGCGGCAGGCGGGCATTTCCGGCGCGAAGGCGGGGATGCTGGCGTTCATGGGCGTGGGTACGGGCGACGTGAGCCACACCGGGCTGGTGACGGATCAGGACACGGTCATCCACTCAAGCAAGAGCCGGGGCGGCGTGGTCGAAACCGCGCTGACAGAAAAAGCGGGGTGGAACGGGCTGGGAAAGCACCGGATGATTGCAGTCTGGGACGATAACGTGGAGGGAGGTGAGACCATGTTTGGCAACGCGACGGTGAACATCACCAGCGGGTATCTCAATATCCGTGATGGCGCAAGCACGCGCTCAAATGTCATCGCAAAGGCCGCGAACGGCGTGAGGGTGAACATCATCCGCGAGGCTGGCGGCATGGGCTGGGTCTTCGGCGTGTTGGAAAACGGCGAAGCCGGGTACATGTCCAGCGAGTATCTGGTCGAGGATGCGCCGCCGGAAAGTGGAGATCAGGGCGAGACGGGCGGCGAAGAACAGGCCACGACGACCATGCGCAGGAGCGACGGCGTGTACATCACGCTGGTCGGGCGGTGGAAGGTTACAAATGACTAATGAGGTGACGGATAGGTGGACTTGATGACATGGCTTCCGGCGGTTGCAAGCGCGGTCGGCAGCCTTGCAGGCGTGCTTGCATCCAACAAGCTGATGCAATATCGCATCCAGCAGCTTGAGAGTAAGGTCAACAAGCACAACAGTATCGTCGAGAGGACGTACAAGCTTGAGGGCGAGGTCAAAGAGCTTCAACATGATGTGCGGGACTTGAAAGGAGATATCAAGGTATGAGGATTAACTGGTTGGTACGCTTTCGCAACAAGACGTTTCTGGCGTCGTTTCTGGCGCTGGTGATCGCGTTTGTCTATAACCTGCTGGCGCTGTTTGGCGTAACGCCGACGGTGCAGCAGGACGCGCTTTTGACTGCCGTCAATGCGATCCTGACGGTGCTGGGCATGATCGGCGTGATCGCCGACCCGACGACCAAGGGCATCAGCGACAGCGCGCAGGCGATGACCTACGACAAGCCCAAGGAGGGATAAGGGAGGCGGTTTCTCGTGCGCCTTGATTTTGACAGGCGCACTAAAGAGGAGATCGCCCGCCGCTGCGGCTTTGACGTTCACGTTCGGCTGGGGCAGATCTTTGACCTGCTCTGGCGTGGTTACAGCATCGTGCAGATCAGCATGACGCTGGGCATGTCTCCGGCGACCGTCAGCCGCAGCATTCGCGAGATTAAAAAACGGATGTCTGCATCTTTACATACTGATGATAATACCCCGGCCTGATGGCCGGGGCTTTTTTTGTTTCAAAAAATCAATAAATGTTTTACAAAACGCTTGACAAATATTCAAAAATGATTTACAATATACCCGTAAGAAGAAAAGAAACAACCCGACAGGAGGAAGAAACCATGAAGAAACTTAAAATGAATGACGTTATGACCCGCGAAGCGTATGAGTGCCTGACTGCCGAGGAGCGCCGCGCGCAGCTCAAGGTTGAGCAAGCCAAGGAGTGCAGCGGACTGCGCCGCTACCCCGGCACGTGCTCCGCGGTGCTTGATCGCATCCCTGCGGAGTGGTGGAGCAAATACAGTGCCGAGCACATCGGCGAGGTGATGCGGATGCTGAAAGCCGCCTATGATGACGGTCGGCAGTACCCAAGCCCGGACGAGTGGAAGCGCCTGGATTAAAAAAAGAAAAGCGGAAGATCACTCTTCCGCTTTCCCCCTTTGTAGCATCCACGCTACTAAACAATTCAATATTTCAACCCCACACGGGAGCGACGCCCCCGCGACACCATCATTATAAGACGATCAATCATATTTGTCAAGGAGTGGAAAAGCATGAACATTAAAGAGTTGCGCGCCCTGCGCGGCCTGAGTCAGAAAGAGCTTGCGGACAAGCTTGGTATATCGGCTCAGAATCTTAACAACTACGAGAGCGGCCAGCGCAACCCCGGAAACAAGATTCTGCCTGCCCTGGCGGACGCGCTGGGCGTGACGGCGGCCTATCTGCGTGGCGATGCGCCGAAGCTGGCCGTCTATGATTGGGAGACTGGATGCGCACTGGCACTCCCAATCGTTTCTGAGACGGTGATCGACGAGTATGGGATATTTTATCTCGTCGATCATCCGGCTGTCGGGATCATTGCTGTGATCCAGTCTGAGGGTGTGCAGTTTACCCTCGCGGACTGGCAGGGTGAGCAGCCTATGACCGTCGATGAGATCGGCACCGCGCGCTGGGTTGACGCGCGCGGTGAAGACACGGTAATGTATAGGGGCTTACCGCGCATCCTTGTTGGCGGCGAGTTTGGGAGGCGCTGACTATGCCGCGCAAGCTCAATATGGAGGTCGGCGACGTGTTCGGCGATCTCAAAGTCCTGCGGATTTGGCGGCCGCCGGAAGCGTCGTCTAAGACACAATGCGACGCGGAATGCCTGAGATGCGGAAGCGTTAAGTCGTACTACGCGAGCAACCTGATCTCTGGCAAGACGACATCATGCGGATGTAAGGCGGTGGGTAAGATCACAAAGCCGTGCGTGATCTGCGGGAGGCTGTTTGATTCGTATCGGTCAGACAATCGCGTGACGTGCTCGGACGCTTGCCGCCGTCTACGCGCGGCGAAGTCGGCGCACGAAAAGCCCCGCAAGTGGGGCGAAGACGCAAAGAGACGACGCGCCGAAAGCTCTGATGTTAAGGCGCAAATAGCCGATTTGCAACCGCGAGCCGTACAGGCGGCGCTTGCGATCCCGGAGGGACAGCGCGGGCCGCAAAATCGCGAAAGCAAAATATGGGTGCTGGTCGATCCGAGCGGCAATCAAGTGCCGTGCACCAATCTGCTCGACTGGGCGCGGAATAATTACTGGCTCTTTGAGCCGCAAACGCCAAAGGACGAGCGAGACCTCGCTGCGGGTCGCATCTCACGAGGCTTTCAAAAAATCGCGGCGTGTATGCGCGGATCGCCGTCTTGCAAGAGGTCAGTATATCATTATAAGGATTGGGGACTGCTGTCCCTGCCTATCACGCCCGCGCATAGGCGCAAATCAGACGACCCTAATCAATGAAATCCCTTAAAGACTTTCCGTTCACGGAATGACAAAAAACCGATATAAATCTGACGTGCATCTGATAGGTGCACGTCCTTTTTTTATGCAAAAATGAGGGCAGAAGCAGGTGAGAGAGCGTGTTTGTTCCATTCAATCCAAACCCTTTTCGCTCTCGCGTTGGCGACTGCGCGATTAGAGCTGTAAGCAAGGCCACAGGTCAAACATGGGAAAGCGTATTCGTTGCGCTTTGCCTTGATGGTTTCTGTGCAGGGGATATGCCGAACGCAAATCACGTCTGGGGCGCGTATCTTCGGCGTAAAGGCTTCAAACGTCACAGCATCCCAGAGACGTGCCCGGACTGCTACACGGTTTCGGACTTCTGCCGAGACTTTCCGCGCGGCGTTTATGTTTTGGCGACAAATGGACACGTTCTCGCGGTCGTGGACGGTGATTGGTATGACACATGGGACAGCGGCGGCGAAACGCCCCTTTACTACTGGGAGGGATGATTTATGGCCTATCCGATTCAAGGCTGGCAGCAGCCATACGGCGGTTATTACCCACCTATGCAAGACCAACTCGCGCAGCTCAGATCACAACCATACATGCCGCAGCAGCCAGCGCAGCAAGCGCCAGCTCAAAATAGCGGCGGAATCATCTGGGTGCAAGGCGAAGCGGCGGCGAAAAGCTACCCGGTCAGCCCCGGAAGCGGCGTGCTGCTGATGGACAGCGAATCTTTGACGTTTTATCTCAAATCTGCGGACGCAAGCGGTATGCCGTCGATGCGAATCTTTGACTACACCGAGAGGACGGCACCGAGACAGGCCGAGCCTCCCGTACAATCAGCCGATTATGTGACCCGCGACGACTTCAACGCGCTCGTGGCGCGTGTCGATGCGATGGCAAAAAAGCCGAACAGAAAAAAGGAGGATGCAGCCGATGAGCAACCCGCTATTTAATGCGATGCAGGGCATGTCCGGGAATCTGCCCGGACAGATGGGACAGTTTCAGCAGATGACGCAGGAGTTCAAGCGGTTCAAATCTGAGTTTAGAGGCGATCCGCAGCAAGAGGTTCAGCGCCTACTCAACAGCGGCAAGATGACGCAGCAGCAGTTTAACCAGCTCTACGGCATCGCCCACCAGTTCCAAAGCCTTTTTGAAGGTCTCTAACGGCTAAATCCGTGCGCACGGTTAGCGATAAAAACGAAAGGACGTGTTAAAATGTCTTTGACTACTTCGGAAATGACCCCCGCCGATATCGCGGCGGTAACGGGCGGAAACCGAAACAACGGCGGCATGTTTGGAGACGGGAACGGCGCGTGGTGGATCATCGTTCTGTTCCTCTTCATGTTCTGCGGCTGGGGCGGCATGGGCTGGGGCGGCGGCTTCGGCAACAACGGCGCAAATTCTCCGGGCTTCCAGGGCTACGCGACCCGCGCGGACATCAACGAAGGCTTTGCCATCAACGGCATTGACAACGGCATCCGTGCCATCCAGAACGGTCTTTGTGACAGCACTTACGCCATCACCAACGCCGTCAATGGCGGTTTCAGCGCGGCGGAGCTTTCCCGCGCAAACCAGCAGGCGGCGCTCATGCAGCAGCTCTTCACAATGCAGATGCAGCAGGCAAACTGCTGCTGCGAGACGCGCGAAGCGATTCAGGGCGTGAATTACAATCTCGCTACTCAGGCTTGCGACACGCGCAACCAGATGCAGCAGGGCTTCTGCGCCATCCAGAACACACTTAACAGCAACACCCGCGACGTGATCGACAACCAAAACGCCAACAGCCGCGCGATTCTCGACTTCCTCACGCAGGACAAGATCGCAACGTTGCAGGCGGAAAACACCGATCTTCGCCGTGCCGCGTCGCAGGAGCGTCAGTCGGCGCTGCTGACCACGGAGATGGGAGCGCAGACTGCGCAGATCATCAACGCGCTGCGTCAGCCTGTCGCTATCCCCGCGTATCAGGTGCCGAACCCCTACACGGGCGGTTACGGTTATGGCTGCGCTGCTAACGCCGGTTGTAACTGCTGAAATCGCATAAGAGATGCAACTGTTCGGCGTGACCGAGCTGTTCAGCCCTGAGCTGATTCTGCAACGACGGCGGGGCGAATGTGTCCCGCCGTTTCTTATGAAAGGAGATAATCTATGGCTGAGTATACCAACGCCAGCACGGCACTTGTCGCGGCTGGCCAGAATCTACCGCTGACCGAAACGCCGATTTGCGGCTCTCCGTGCATCGTCCATCGAGAGGGCGCGGGAATCGTAACGCTTCGCGGCCTGACGAACCAGTGCCGAGCGCGGTACTTTGTGGACTTCACCGGGAATATTGCCATTCCGGCGGGCGGAACGGTTGGCGCGATCTCCGTTGCGCTGACGATAAACGGCGAGCAACTGAATAGTGCCGTCGCTATCGTCACCCCTGCGGCGGTCGAAAACTATTTTAACGTCTCCGTCTCCGCGTTTGTCGATGTGCCGCGTGGATGCTGTGTAACCGTCGCGCTGAAAAACACCAGCGCGCAAGCGATTGACGTTGCCAACGCAAACCTGATCGTCACGCGGCAGGCGTGAGAAAGGAGAAAAATATGAGCATGAAAGCGATGCGCGACTTGCGCGATATGCTTTGTGATGAGCTGGACAAAATCGCCGCCAAGCGTGATATGAACCCCGGCGACCTCGAAACCGTCCACAAGCTGACCGACACCATCAAGAATATTGACAAAATCGAAATCCTTGAGGACGAAGGCTACAGCAACAGCGCGGAGTGGCGTGCTGACGTGCGCGGAAGCTATGGACGCAATGACCGACGCGGTGAGCATTACGTGCGCGGGCATTACAGCCGCGACGACGGGCGCGAAAGCATGATGCGCAAAATGGAAGAGATCATGCGCGACGCGACCGGCGAACAGCGCGAGATCATCCGCCGCGCAATGGACGAGCTGCGCAACGCCTGACGGGCGGTGAGTGGCATTGATCGACCTGAAAGAGATCGACGAAACCATCACCAAGATTAAGCGCGAAGGGACGAGCGTGAAAGATGCCGAACGTCTGGCGGTGCTGTACGGCCTTCGGGCGCACATGGCGAGCGAATCTGTGCAGGATGTGAGGGAAGCGCCCGTTTCGGCGTACTCGATGGCAGCAGAACCGGAAAGCGAGTTTCGCGCTGCGTGTGCAGGTTTGTCATCTGCTGAGCTTGTCGATGCGCTGGAAGACACGATTCAGGGCTTGCAGATCGTCGCGCCGAAGGCATACGCGGCGGCAATCCGGAAGCTAAAAACGCGCAAAGCATGAGGAACGAGGTCGGGGTAAATCCTCGGCCTCTTTGCGTGTGAATTATCGTGTGAAATGATTTTGAAAATGGTTGCACTCTTGTGGGAAAGAAGTACACGAAACGAGTAGAATTTTACACGCGAAAAACCAGAGTACAAAAGAAAAAATCCAGAAACCTTTGCGGCTTCTGGATTTCACACGTGGTGCCGGTGGCGGGGGTCGAACCCGACGAACCAGCATAAAAAATCAAAGAATACAAAGATTCTTGACTTAACGTGTGGATTTTCGTGTGAAATGAGGCTCGAAAACGGCTATTTTTTAGCCGAAACAGACCCGTACAAGGCCGCTGTTCCTGCCGCCATTTTGGCGTTGATTTCGTCCTGCCGTTCGCGGAAAAGCTCGACGTACACCTGATGGGAGAAAGCGGATGTTGAATGACCCATGACGCGGGCAAGCTCTTCCTCGGATGCGCCGGAGTATGCGACCGACGTTGCGAAGAAGTGGCGCAAATCGTAGAAGCGCATGGTTTCCGGAAGCCCTAGGTCTTTGCGCGTGATATCCCATCTGTAAATAACGCGGCTGGGCTTCATCTGGAAAACCTGCTCGTTGTCTTTTCCTCGTGGCTTTGCGTCGTAAAGGTTTTCAAAGAAAGACCAGTCAACGCGCAGGACGCGCTCTCCCGCGTCGCTTTTCGTCCCTTTGGGTTGAAATCCCTTTTCGCCGCGCACGATTGCCTTGTCGATGTTGATCGTGCCGATTTTGTATGTCCTGCCGCTCGAATCCAGCGCATCAATAGGGGATGCGGATAAATCCCCCCACGTCAGAGCGTAAGCCTCAGAGGGACGCAAGCCAGCGCTGATGATGAAGCAGCAATAAAGATAAAAATCTGTCTCCCAGCGTTCCGCGACATAGCGGAGAACGTCGCCAGCCCACTTTTCGGAAAAGAGCTGCTTTTTCTTTCGCTTGAGCTTTGCGAGGACAATTCCGTTTAGCTGTAGATCGGGGACGTTCTTCTCCAAAATCGTCTTGAGAAAGAAATAATCGTTTCTGACCGTCTTCGGCGTGTGTTCTCGCGCCCGGTCGTCAAGCGCCTTCTGCACATCGCGGGGCGTGATTTGATCGAGCTTCGCATTGACCAGCGACGGGAAGCTGTTCTTGCGGATGGTGACATACCCTCTCAGCGTGGACGGCGAATAGCCCTGCACCCGGCAAGTATCTATAAACTCGTCCATCGCCTGACCGAGCGTCAGCGTTTGTTTCTTCTTCCGCTTGTGATCGGCGGCAGCGACGGCGGCGAGACGTTCAGATTCGCGGGCGGTCGATGCGGTAAAGGATTCGACGATTGGCTTTCCCGCTGCATCCTTGCCGAGGTAAACCTGCGTTCGCCAGTTGCCGGACGGAAGTTTCTTTGCTTTTGCCATAAGAAATCCCCCTTTTGATAACTTTATGATAATTTTTTGATAGTATATTCTCAGAAAGTCGGCATATGATAAAAGAAGAAAGGCGGTGATAGGATGAGCGACACATCCAAGCTATTTGTATGCAGGATAGAAACAAAACTCGACCGGCTGGAAAATGAAGTAGAGGAAAACACGATTGTACTTGCGATTGTCGAAAATTTGCGCGATTGTCTGAAAGGTCTTCCCGAAGACTTGACGCAGGAGCAGAAGAAAATCGCTTTTGAACGGGCAGTTGATCTGTTCCGCATTGAAAACTGCTTCAAGCTGTTGACTTCCGCTGATTATGGAATTTGTTGCTGTCGAGCTTAAACCAAAAGACGCGCCCATCAGGACGCGCCTTTTTTTGTCGCTCAGCGCGACCTGATGTTTTGCCGACGTCGGAAAAACATCGCTTGTTTTCATTTCAAGCGATTAAAAACCAAGCCCCTTGTAGGTGGAGAAATCCAACGTGCCGGACGTTGAGACGATATCCCCATCTTTGAGGGAGAGCTTGCCAATTTCAGGATCTTTTCGTGTTAGATAATATGCGGATTCAAAGCCGTTTACATAAAGCGTCACCATGGCGCTTTTTACGCTGTTTGTGATCGTGTAATCTCCGGCGGGGATATCACTTCCAACGGTGTATTCACCAGATGGGACGGATACGCACTTAAATTCTTCACGGCTTACAGCTTCTTCGAGGATTTGGCTTTGTAAATCGACAAGTTCATCAAAGGACATGCTCTTTAGATCAACTTCGGCCATTGCAACTCCGGTAGACAACATCACGCCCGCCAATACGATAGCAATCTTCTTTTTCATGGTTAAATGCCTCCATTTTGATTTTTTGTACGCTTGCTTTTATCCCAAGCGATTACTTGCGGATTTTTGAGTAGTATTCGAGCGACAGGCCGTCACGGATGATCGGATTGATACCGAAGGAAACGGCGATCCCTGGTAGCATATCTGAAGAAAAATTCTCCCAGTTCACCTTTGCAGCCTCGCTGGCCTTGACGCGAATATCGACAGCGTGACCGTCGCTCTCGTTTCCGTACTTATCTATATATGTCGTCCATCCGATGACAAGCAGAGAACCGTATTCGATCTTTCCTTCCTTCGCAGCTTCCGACATATATCGGTTCATTTTTGCCGCTCTGGAAAGAAACGCGCTTACGCGGGAATCATTCTTCGTTCCGTCTGGAAATTCGACGTTCACCGTAACCATCGGCGCGGTTTCTCCGTCAACCTGTTCGCACGTCACGGATATCAGCGTTGAAATGCCACTGTCAATGGGGAAGAACACACGCTCCGCCAAGGATTCAGCCCATCCTTGCAAGGTATCAGGCTCAGGCGTTGCCGTCGGTTTCGGCGTATTTGTGGGTTTCGGTGTGCTTGCGGGCTTTGGCGTTTTCGTCGGACGGGCGGTCGCCGAATCATTCGTTTGTTCGACCCGTGCAGGGGTGTCTGATTGCGTCACGTCCCGGTTGCCGCTGATGGAATTAAGGAAGGTCACGGCAAACACGAGAACACAAAACCAGCCGAGTATCTTTAGAATATAGTGCAGACAGCCCTTCTTTTCTTCTCCATACCCCCTTAAATCTTCCGGGTGACGTTTTCTTCCCATTTTTTTAACCCCTTTCGTGCATTTTTTGACGTTCCGCAGGTATATAATATAAGCAACGGAGGGAACGCCGATGATAATTATTATAGTTTTATCTCAGCCGCGCAGGCCGCTTGAAATGCCGCCGCCGGAGAGGGTAAGCAACAAGCCGAATTGAAACAAGGGTCAGTATTCTTTCGAGCGATTTTTGAATGAGGTGTTGATATGAAATCTTGCGATGCACTCGTGTTGAAGGAAAAATTAAATGAACGACAAATTCGGCTCCTGAAAGCGTTCGACAGATTAAACCCGGAAGAGCAGGAGAATCTTATCTCTTATCAGCAGCGCCTTCTGCGTATGCAAGAACGCAAAGCTGATTCTCATTGTTGCATCGATCAAAAGTTTTAAGAAGCGTTTTTTGCCGCTCTGAAAGTGGAAGCTCGTCAATATTGGCGAGCTTTTTTTGTTGTTCAACGTCTGGCTGATCATAGCCAATCAAATAATCAACCGAAACATCCAAGAAACGCGCCATTTTACGAAGCGTATCAAAATCTGGCTCCCTTTTGCTGTTCTCATACATTGAAGCAGTGCTGACAGCGATACCCAATTTGTCGCTAAACTCTTTTAAGTTTACCCCTTTGCTCTGCCTGGCTTTCCGTATGTTATTCATGTAAATCCCCCTTTTTGCTTTATTTTAGCATTTACATTTTGTGAAGTAAATACTTTTCACAAAACGAGAAATTTTTTCACGAAATGTATTTACAAAAAGTGAAAATAATGATATAATCCAGTTGTAAGTTCACGAAATGCAAAAAAGGAGGCCGATAGCTGATAATGGATTTGCGTGAGTTGCGCAGTAAAAAGGGATTATCTCAACAGCTTGTTGCTGATAAGTCTGGGATATCAACATCCCTTTACTGCATGGTCGAGAACGGAAAACGTCGCCCTTCCGTCGAAACCGCAAAAAAGATTGCGGCGACACTTGGATTTGACTGGACGCGATTCTTCCAAGACAAGGAGGTTTGACAAGACAATGAAAAAGCGCCAGCGGAATTGGAGCGCGGAAGACGATCTCTTCCGGCGGCAGGTTGGTCAGCTCTGCGGTGTGTCCGGCATGAGCAAGGCTGAGCTGGCGCTGAACCTCGGCGTCTCGACAAAGACGCTCTACAACCGGATCAACCACCCGGAAACGCTGACCAAGCTGGAAGAGCGCAGGCTCTTCGAGCTGATGCAAGCCGAAGGGCTTGAGTACAAAGCCGGGTTTGATGGCGTGGAACTGCCGCGCCTGAGAATCGCAAGGTAAAAAAAGAGCCGCCCGTGCTGCAACACGAGCGGAATCCAATGGAAAATTCTAAACATAGTCATTGTAACATAGAAAGGATGAAATATCAATGCTTAAAGCACAGTTTATCGTATTTTTTTCCCGCCTGCTCGAAGGGCTGGGCATGGTGCTTGCGTATGTGCTGGCGGTGGCTTTCGCTGGCGCGGTGATCCTGCTGATCGTCTGCATCATCGCGGAAATGGACAAGGAGGGAAAGAAGGATGTGTGATATCTGCCACAGCTTCCCGTGTTTGAGCGGTTGCCCGAACGCCGAACCCGATGTGCCTGTATGTCAGTGCAGCAGATGCAAGACGACGATCTATGAGGGCGATAAAATCGCGGAGATCGGCAACAAGATTTTGTGCGAGGATTGCGCCGACAGTATCAGCACGACGGAGTGGCTTGAGCTGCTCGGCACCGGGTGGACGTTTGCGGAGGCGATTTGAAAATGAAAGAAATCTACACCGTGTACAAGGACACGCGCAACATGAGCCGCGCGGAATGGCTCGCAGCTCGAAAAGCCGGAATCGGCGGAAGCGATGCGGCCGCGATCATCGGCTTGAACCCGTTCTCGTCGCCGCTCACGGTCTGGGCGGATAAGACCAGCACGGACGAGCCGCAAGAAGAGAACGAGAGCGAAGCAATCTGGCTCGGTAACGTGCTGGAAGACCACGTAGCGAGGCGATACGCCGAAGAGAGCGGTCTGAACATCGTCAGATGCAATCAGATGATGCGGAGCATCGAACACCCGTTTATGCTGGCAAACATCGACCGCCGCGTCAAGGGTAAGAGGATCGGCGTTGAGATCAAGACGACATCCTCTTTTACAAAGACTGATTTCGCAGGTGGAGACGTCAATCCCTGGTACTACGCACAGTGCATGCACTATCTCGCGGTCACGGGCTGGGATGAATGGAAGCTTGTGGTTCTGGTCATCGGTCGCGGGCTGTACACATACAGCTTTAAGCGTAAGGATAACGAAGACCAGATCAAGGCGCTCATCTCCGCCGAGGACTACTTTTGGCGCGAGTACGTTTTACAGGGCAAATGCCCGCCCGTTGACGGAAGCAAGGCGGCGGAAGAAATCCTGACCAAGCGTTATCCCGTATCTGATGGCTCGACCATCACGCTTGACTGTGACGATGCAATCAGCCAATACATGACGCTGACGAGCAAAATCAAAGAGCTTGAGGGAGATAAAGCCCTGTATGAGCAGCGCATCAAGGAGTGCATGGGCGAATCTGAGCGCGGAGAAAGCGCGAATTACATCGTAAGCTGGAAAAACAGCAACCCGCGAAAGACCATTGACACCAAGCGGCTCACGGAAGAGCACCCCGAAATCGTTGACAGATACATCAAGATTGGCGCACCTACGCGCCGATTCATGGTCAAGGAGGCATAAAAGATGGAAAGACAGGCAAAGAACACGGCGGGAATTATCACAAACGCAACCGCCAGCCGCGCACCCGTCGCGGCGGCCACGACCGCGCCCGTTGCAGCGCGAACCGTCAACCAAATCCTGAACGGCATGTTTGATTCTGAGGGCTACAAAAAACGCCTGAACGACTTGCTGGGTGATCGAGCGCCGCAATTTATCTCGGCGGTCATCACGCTTTGCAATGCGGATGCAAATCTGACGGCGGCGGTTCGGCAAGCCCCGCAGACAGTCATTCAGGCAGCACTCAAGGCCGCAAGTTATGATCTTCCGGTAGATAACGCGCTCGGTTTCGCCTACATTGTGCCGTTCAACAACAGCAAAAAAGCGGATGACGGAAGCTGGATCAAGATTCCGGAAGCACAGTTCATTCTCGGCTACAAAGGCATGATTCAGCTTGCGCTCAGAACCGGGGCATACAAGCGGCTGAACGTCGTGGATGTGCGTGAAGGAGAGCTGATCTCCTGCGACAGATTGACCGAGGACTTTGAGTTCCGCTGGGAACAGGACGAGACGGAGCGCGAGAAACTGCCGATCATCGGCTATGTCGGCTACTATCGCCTTGTAAACGGCACGGAAAAGACGGTGTACATGAGCGTTCAGCAGATCGAGGCGCACGAAGCGAAGAACCGAAAGGGAAGGAATCAGGGCAAAGGCTGGCGCGACGACTGGGACGCTATGGCGCGAAAAACCGTCATGCGCCGCTTGCTCGGACGCTGGGGCGTTATGTCCATCGACTACAAGAGCGCATCGCCCGCCGCGCTGAAAGCGGCGCACGATATAAGCGCAGGGATGGTCGATGATGAATCTCCGTTGCCTGACGGTATCTTAGACGTAACGGACACGGGAGCGGCACATGACGCGCCGGAGAACGCGCCCGAAGACGAGGAACAATAAAAAAACCGCAAGGGCTAAACCCTTGCGCATGGCGCGCAGCTCAGGAGAGCAACCGCGGGACGTAAAGCGGCGTTACGCGAGAAGGGGCGGCTCGATACCGCCGCGCGCTGAGCAGCAGGAGAAATCCATATTTTGTAAGCACGTTTCCCCCGCTTAAAACGGTACAGCCCACAGAAAGGAGGACACAGGGCAGGCAAATTCACACTGGCGGCTCGGAAAGACGAGCAAAACCATTTTTTCGGACAGCCGGAAAGACGGCAAATAAAATACGTTTCACAAACGGCCTGCCGTCGGGCTAAAACGGCGGCACTCATGGCAAGCATGGAAGGTATCGCGCGGGTGCAACACCCCCCCTATTCGTCAAGGTTTCTTCCTTTCCTTCCATTCTTATACAAAATTGACGCGAAGCACCTTGCCCACGCGCCCGGTTCGAATCCGGGGCTTGCCACAATTTACTTTAAGGAGAAAGGGGAAAAAGAATGCTGGATTATCTGAAGGTTTTCCCGGACATCGAAGTTCTTCTCAAACGATATGATGACGCACAGCGCGGACGGCTTTTTATGGCCATGATGGCCTATGCCTACCGTGGCGAGTTGCCGACGTTTGGCGAGAACACGCCGGAATGGTATGTCTGGGACATGATTCAATTCAAAATCGACCAGTGCGCTGAATCCTTGGAAGCAAAGAAAGCAAGTGGGAAGAAAGGCGGAAGTGCCAAGCAACAGGAAGCAGAAGAAAGCAACGTCAAGCAGACGGAAGCAAACGCAAGCACATTGAAGCAAAGCCAAGCAAAGCCAAGCAAAGCCAAGCAACAGGAAGCAGAAGAAAGCAACGTCAAGCAAAACGCATATATACAAGAACAAGAACAAGAACAAGAACAAGAACAAGAACAAGAACAAGAACAAGAAAAGAATAGTGGTGGTGGTTACGTAACCCCAACCCCCTACGACGACCTGACCGACGACGAACTGCTTCGACTGCGACAGGAACAGCAGGACGTGGAGACAGCCGCAAGGCGTGTCGGCTTGCCTGTCAGCGCTGCTGGCGACTATGACACCATGGACGCTCTACGCGCGGCGCATGGAGCGGACAATCTGCTCAAAGCCATATCCCGGATCCAGGGCGCGACGGAAAAGAGCCGAGACTGGCGGTATATCTCCGGGATTCTGCGCAAAGAGAAAGCATCCGGCTACACATGGACGGACAAGCCGCCTGACAGCAAGGGAGGGATGAGCTATGAACGACCCAAACCAAGAAGCCACACGCGCGATCTCTGAGCGGGCTTTCTGCGGTGCGATCATCAGGGGTGACACCAGAGCGACGGACGCGGGGCTGAAAGCCGACTGGTTCACCGTGCCGATTTGCCGACGTATCTTCTCGGCGGCACTGGCGGTTGAAAGACAGGGGCGACCCTGCGACCTTGCGACGCTTGAAGGGGTTCTCGACGATGACGATCTTGACAAGGCAATCACCATCGCGGCGGAAACCGTCACGACGGCGCTTGCAGACCAGCAGGCGGACAACATCCGCCTCGCGGCGATGCGCAGGGAGATCGTCAAAACATGCCTAGAGACAGCGCGAACGGCGAACGAGGGCGAAATATCGACGACAGAGCTGCTAGACGGCGCTGTGATGCGATTAAATGCGCTCAGCGGACAAACAGACGACTGCGGTGTAATCAGCGGCACAGACGCGATTTGCGACTTCTACGCGCGGCTGACAAGCGGAGCGGTCGAGCCAGTCACAAGGACAGGCTTTCCCAAGCTCGACAGGGCGCTGATGATTGCGGGCGGGAAGCTGATCGTCGTCGGCGCGAGGCCGTCGGTCGGCAAGTCTGCGTTTCTGCTGCACCTTGCGGTTAAGGCGCTGGACGTTGGCCGGAAAATCCTGCTGGTATCGTGCGAGATGGTCGCGAATGAGATCGTCGGGCGCATCGTGGCGCAGAAAAGCCGTGTATCGTCTAACAAGATCGAGCGTCACGAGCTGGACGACAGCGAGATTGTCAAAGTCGCGGAGAGTTTCGCGGAAATCCCTTCCGAGCAGCTATTTATCAGCGAGAGGGCGCGAACCGTGCGCGACATAAGGCGCATGGCGCTTAGAATTCGCGCGAGATGCGGGCTGGACATGATCGTCGTCGATTACTTGCAGCTTCTCGACGCGGGGCAGAAGACGAGCAGCCGTTCAGAGGCGGTCAGCGTTGTCACGCGGGCGCTTAAATCGCTGGCGATGGAGCTTAAAATCCCGATCCTGACCGCAAGCCAGCTTAACCGCGCGAGCGAGCGGAACGACGAGCCGAAACTGTCAGACCTCCGCGAATCCGGCAGCATCGAGCAGGATGCGGACGCGGTGCTTCTTCTCCACGCGCCGGACGACAAGGACAACCCTGAAAGGCTGCTGTTCCTCGACAAAAACCGAGGCGGGGAGTGCGGGAAAATCAGGCTGTATTTCGACGGAGCGACCATGAGATTTTCGGAAATGCAATGACGGAGGAAAGCATGAAAAAGCAAGTACCGACTGAATCCGAAGAGCAGCAGACCCTTTTCCGCTGGGCAGCGATGCAGTGTGGGAAGTACCCAGAGCTGGCGCTGATGTTCCACATCCCCAACGAGGGGAAGCGAAGCTGGATGACGGGCGGCAGAATGAAAGCTGAGGGGTTGAAAAGCGGAGTGCCTGACATCTTCCTGCCCGTCCCGCGTGGAGAGTTTCACGGACTTTTTGTCGAGATGAAGCGGACGAAGGGCGGGACGGTCAGCGATTGTCAAAAGCTGTGGCTGCACGACTTGCAAAAACAAGGATATTGCGCGGCGGTGTGCCGGGGATGGTGCGAAGCTGCGGAATGTATAAAAGCATATTTGGGAGGATCGAAAAAGTGAAGAAGTATGAAATTATTCGCGGACTTGAATCAATCCAAGAAATGTCCGACAAGGAAATTGAATGCAATGCTCAATTTATCAGAGACGTTGCTTCGTCGTGTTATGGATTATTCGGTTCCATGAACAAAATCGTTGTGGAAAATCAAAAAATGCGAAAAACGATCCTGAATCAGACTGGCAGAATTGCAAACCTTGAAAAAAATCAAAAATACGGAGAAGAAAAGGAGAATGGCTGTGAATAAGGTTTTTCTGATCGGCAATTTGACGAAAGACCCGGAAATGCGATCCACGCAATCCGGCGTTGCGGTCTGCAACTTCTCGATTGCTGTCAATCGCCGCTTTCGTAACCAGCAGACCGGTCGGCAGGAAACGGATTTTCTGAACGTCATCGCGTGGCGGCAGTTGGCCGAGCTGTGCGGCAAGTATCTTGCCAAAGGGCGCAAGGTTGCCGTGACGGGAAGCATCCAGACCCGCATGTATGAGGCGAAGGACGGGAGCAAGCGCAGCGCGTTTGATATCGTCGCCGACGAGGTGGAGTTCCTGACGCCGCAGAATCAGCAGAGCAGCACACAGAGCGCGCCGGGGGCATACACGACGTCGGCAAGTAAAGACAGCGGGACGGCCTATGCGCCGCAACCGCACAACGATTTTGGCGGATATACGCAGGTGGACGACGAAGAATTGCCGTTTTGATAGGAGGTTCGAGCGTGAATAGCTGTTTATTTTCAAGCGCAACCGTCGAGTGGGCAACGCCGCAGGCTCTTTTCGACAAGCTGGACGCGGAGTTTCACTTCAACCTCGATCCGTGCAGCACACACGAGAACGCGAAATGCGCGGATCACTTTACTAAGGCGGAGGACGGTCTTTCCCAAAATTGGGGGGGCAAAAGGGTGTTTTGCAATCCACCCTACGGGCGAGAACTCCCAAAGTGGATCAAAAAAGCGCACGACGAGGCCGAGAAAGGCGCGCTGGTGGTGATGCTCATTCCCGCGAGAACAGACACCCGAGCCTTTCACGACTGCATTTACCATCAGGCCGAGATTAGGTTTTTGAAAGGGCGGATCAAGTTTGGCGACGCGAAAACCTCTGCGCCTTTTCCGTCGATGGTGGTTATTTTTAGAGGAGGCACGAAATGAACGATTTGAACGAATTGCGCGATGAAATCTACGATGACGCGGTGAAACATGGGCTGTGGGACGAAATGCATGTTTGGAAGCTGATAGCAACGAATGAGGATTTCAGAAAAAGCGGCATAGCTGACGTGATTACTTATGCAAACAGCGACGAAACTAGAAAGAACGTGATTGCTGCTTTGTTCATTTCGATGGAAATTCGCGAGCTTATCTTTGCGACGGAAGACACAGATCACTTCCGTGAAGAGCTGGCAGACGTTATCATCACGGCGCTGTCTGCCGCCGGGTATCTGGGCATCGACATTGACAAGGCGGTGCAGGAGAAGATGGAGATTAACCGAGGGCGAGAGTGGAGGCACGGAAAATGAAATGTAGATGGTACGCCGATTTTGAAGGCATTTGCACCAATGGCGAGTGTCCGTATCGCGGCGACACATGCCCGACGAGCGAGTACCCGGAAGTGTGCAAACACGCGGAAGAAGCTCCCGAAATTCCGAGGTTGAGTGTAGCAGAGTTGGTAAAGACGCTTAGGCTATGCAATAGCGCGAGTTGCACAGGTTGCGCACTTTATGGGTTTTACGACTGCGGCAGCATCATAAATCCGCAAGCCGCCAACATGCTGGAAAAGCTGGCGGCGGAGAAGGACGCGAAGAAGCCGGAGCCGCCGAAGGAGGAAGAACGATGAGCACCACTGAAGAGCGTATGCTTGAAAGGCTAAATAAGAACATTGGCGATCTTACTAGATGGGCAAGAACGATGAATGTCGACCGAACCGCCGTCTATGACGAGTGGGTTGAGCAGCAACGAACGGCGATTTCGGCGATTGAAACTTGCCGTCAACTTAAAAAATCCTTATTTGGCAAGGAAAACGTGACAAATGATGAGCTTGTGAGAATGGTTTTTCAACTTAAATCCGGGAGATGGATGCAGGAAACGGGAGGAAGAGCGATGAAAACGCCTGATGAGATCAAGAAAGCCGTGAGTTTGTGCATTTTGTGTGAGAGATGCACGGATTGCCCGTATTGCGAGAGCGAGAGCGAGACGGGATGTATGTCCGCGCTGTGCGCTGACGCGCTCGCCTACATCGAGCAGCTTGAAGCGGAAAGAGAGGGAAAGAGCCATGAGTGAAAAACCGAAATGCCCATACTGTGGGGCGGAGATGACGGGCGAACTCAATGAATTTTTCAGCAACCTTTTTGAGTATCGCTATCGCTGTGAGTGCTGCGGCAGTGTTGCCCCCTTTGTCATAGTAGAAAATGGACTAGATAAAGGACTGAAAGCATCGAAAGCTAAAGCGCTTGAATTTGCGCTGAATCGCGCCGAGCCGAAGAACCGCGTGCTGACGTTGGAAGAGCTGGAAGCATATTGCGAAGGCGGCGCGGATGCTACGCCGTTGTGGGTGGAGTTTGACGGAGGCATAAACGGATGGATGCTGATTGCGCCAGTTAGAGAGACTCGTAAAATGTATTTTGTGAGCAAGCTTCTTGTGACGGTGAGAATTTTGTACGGGAAAGGATGGCGCTGCTGGCTGCGCAAGCCGACGGAAGCGGAAAGGCGGGGAACGCCGTGGGCAGGTGATAGCCGTGAATGACGCGCCATGCCGCGACTGCGCGAGCCGTGAGGTCGGCTGTCACGCGGGATGCGAGAGATACAAGGCGTATGCGGACGGAAGGAAGACGGCGCTGAAAAACCGCTACACGGCTTGCATAGAAGGCACGGGCAGAAAGCGCAGTCACGAGCGCTGGGCGAAATTTCAAAAAAAGGCGAGGAGATAGATACTTGTGTCAAGTACAGAAATGTATATGTGGTATAAGGCACACGGAATCTGTGTGTCTTGCAGACACGAAGACGCAATGCTGGGTCGCGTCAGATGCTTTGATTGCCTCAAAAAAGAAAGGGAACGTTGCAAGTGTTACTTGGAAAGTGAAGATCACAAAGCCTCGAAAAAACAAGCCAACGCGCGCAGGGCGGCGATCAGAAAGGAAAAAGGGCAGTGCATAGCGTGTGCTAGGCCGGCCGTGCCGGAAAAAGTGCGTTGTCAATTTCACCTGTCCAAAGACGCTAGAAATCATAAACATGCGGAGTGGAAGCCTCCGGGAGAATGTTTATACTGCACAGAGCCACACGCGGAAGGAAAAAAGCTATGCGAAAAGCACCTGCTGATTGCTCAAAAAAGCATAGCGAACGCCAGAAAACATATCAATAGAGAGGAACACCCGTGGCGGCAAGAATTGTTCGGTTGAATCGGATAACAAGCGAAGAACCATTATGCCCCAAAAATGAATTTGGTGTGTTGCAGAACTCTTGGGAAAAAGATAGGTGCAGCAAATGCGCCTATGAAGTTGAGCTGAACGGATGGAAATTCTGCGGATGGACAGCACCCAGATTAACGCTGGAAGAAAGTATTTGGATAAGTCAGCTATGGGTGCGTAACCCTTATAAAACGTGCAGTATGTGCAAATACCATACGCACAATTCGCTGACAAAGCATGCGCGGTGCGAAGAATGTATGCAAAGCGCGCATTTAGACCGATTCAAGCCGAGATATGACGATGAATACGAAAAATGGAATGAGTGGTATAACAAAATGAGCCTTCCGTATTGGGAGGAACAACAGAAGCGGAGAATTTAACGGAGGAATATTTATGAAAAAGATTATCGCTTTGGTTTTTCTGATTGTAGCCCTTACTGTCGGCGCCTGCGTTACTGTGCGCCAAGCCTCGGCAACCACGATCGAAGAGGGCTTTGTCGGCATCGTACTGACCTTTGGCAAAGCCGAGCCAGATATCCTGAAACCCGGATTTTACCTCACGCCGCCGTGGAAATCCGTTGTTAAAATGGATTGCCGCTGGCAGAAGTATGAGGTCGCCTGCTCGGCGTTTAGCAAGGATATCCAACAGGTCGATATCAAGATGACTTGCAATTACAAACTGTCCGAAGACGGCGCGAGGCGTATCTATTCACAGGTCGGCACTGATTACGGGAGTAAGATCATGGAGCCGTGTATTCTGGATGCGGTTAAAGCCGTATTCTCAAAATATACGGCAGAAGAGCTGATTTCCGAACGCGACGGCATTTCCACGGAAGTCTATGAAGCGGTCTACTCTAAAATGGAAATCTACGATGTAAAAATCCAAGACGTGGCGATCACGGATATCGACTTTAGCGATGCTTTCACCGACGCGGTGGAGGCTAAGCAAGTGGCTACTCAGAAGAAGCTGCAAACACAAACCGAGCAGGAACAGCAGACGATCATCGCGGAGGCCGAGGCCAAGCGCGAAAAGATCAAGGCTCAGGCTGATGCTGAGATGAAGAAAATCGCTGCGGAAGCGGACGCGGAAGCCGTCAGGATTCAGGCTGACGCAGAAAGTTACCGTCTTGAAATGGAAGCAAAGAGCATCACCGATAAAGTAATCCAGAAAGAATACATTAAAAAGTGGAATGGTCAGCTGCCGATTATCAGCGGATCCGGCGCGACGCCGATTGTGAATATGACCGAATTGTTGAAAGGAGGTTAATAATGCAGTTGACAGAAGCGGACAAGCGCACGCTGCTTGACGCGCGGAAAAAGCGCAAGGCGTATGTTAGGGCGGGAGAAGCCTACGAGGAAGAGAAAGCCGCCTATCTGACGGCGCAGAAGCTCACGGGCATGCCGTCCGGCTCATCCAGTGGTGTAGGGCTTGAAGCATATGTCATACGGCGCGACAAGGCTTTCGAGGCACTGCATGCCGCGAGCATGGCATACGCTATGGCGATATACGCGGCTCTGGACGTGATCGACAAGATCATCTTGCAGATCGAAACGCCGGAGAAGGTCAGCAGGGTGCGCGAGTTTTGCAAGGCGTACTTCGTCGAGGGACTGTCCGTCACTGAGGCGACGGCGCGCCAAGGGCTGGCTGAAAGCACGGGCTGGGCGTACAAGAGGGAGATTATAGGCGACTTGCAGTAGACTTATAGAGCGGTCGGAGCTACACATAGAGTGCGACCGTGTGATAACATTAAACTCAGCGGAGAGCGCAAAGCGCAGGACGCTGGCTAATAATCAGCAGCAAAGCCGCGGCGAACGTCACGGCTTTTGTTTTGGGGTGATTTGTGCTTTACCTCCGGCGCAGATCGGGACGCAACGCAGACGGGGACGCAGAGTGGGAGCGGCGTTGCTTATGCTGATTCAGGAGGATGTGCAGGGAGGCGAAATCATGGAGATCAAGCGCGTCAAGTTGTCGGAAATCCGGCCATACGAGAAGAACCCGCGCAGGAACGATAGCGCGGTTGATGCTGTCGCCGCGTCGATTAAGGAGTTCGGCTGGCAGCAGCCCATCGTCGTTGACAAGGACGGAGTTATCATTGCCGGGCATACCCGGTACAAAGCCGCGAAAAAGCTGAAATGCAAGGAAGTCCCTGTTGTATACGCGGACAACCTGACCGAAGAACAGGTCAAGGCGTACAGACTGGCGGACAATAAGACGAGCGAGCTTGCGGAATGGGACGCTGATCTGCTTTCCGAGGAATTGCTTGATCTCCAAGATTTCGACATGGGGCAGTTTGGATTCGATGATTTTAACGCAGACACTCAGGAGATTGAGGAAGCACACGAGGATGAATATGAGGTTTCTTTGCCAGAAGAACCGAAGGCGAAGATTGGAGATATATATCAGCTCGGAAGGCATAGGCTAATGTGCGGTGACAGCACTGACAAGGCAACTGTGGAAATGCTGATGGACGGTACAAAGGCTGATATTGCTTTTAGTTCGCCACCATACAATGCAGGTACCACAGCAACAGAAACAGCTATGGGCAAAACCACAAAATACAACGGCAATGACGATAATAAAAGTGAAGCCGAATATATTGATTTTCTGAATTCCTATATTGAACAGGCGATTGAACACAGTGAATATGTGTTTATGAATATGCAGTCTATCAGCAACAATAAACTTGCGTTAATTGATGTTTTATATCATAACAAAGATGTTTATGCGGATACAATTATTTGGGATAAAATACACGGTCAGCCTGCGATGGCTGAAAATGTTATGAACAGCGTATTTGAATATGTGCATATATTCAGTCGGAAAGCAAATGGAGCAGTTGGCACTGTGCAGTTTAGAGGTACAATAGATAACATTTTACATTTGCAGTCGCAGAGGAAAAACGAATACAGCGGCATACACAACGCAACTTTCAGCGTGGAGTTTGCAAGTCATTTTATAAAAAATTTTGCAAAAGAAAGTGTGTTAGACCAATTCGGTGGAACAGGAACAACGCTGATTGCTTGTGAACAGTTAAACCGCACTTGCTACATGATGGAACTTGACCCGAAATATTGCGATGTTATTATCAAACGATGGGAAAACTTCACGGGGGAGAAGGCGGTGCTTGTTAATGCTTGATAAAGCCAGAGAGCAACACGTCAAAAAAATTAAAGAACTGGAAGAAGAAGCGAAAAATGCTGGAACTGTCAGAAAAAGAGACTTGGAAAAAGCAATCAAAAGAATGAAAGATGAATTGACGCTGTACGACAGTTACCATGCTCATGCAAAAAGGTAAAAGGGGAGTGCGAAGATGTGCCGACGGTGGACTGGGAGCGGATAAGAGCCGAGTATATAGCAGGCGGCGCATCCATACGCAATCTAGCTGACAAGTACGGGATTTCCAAGGACGCGGTTGGGCGAAGGGCGAAAGCGGAAAAGTGGAAAGAGACCCGCGACAAAACCGCGACAAAAGTGCGACAAAGGACAACCGAGCGCATTGTCGCGCAGAAAGCGGACGAAGCCGCAAATAACGCTGTTATTGCTGCAAGAATTCGGTCAAAGCTGCTTCTCCGACTGGAAAGCGAGATAGACGCTCTTCCCGGTAGCATCGGAACGGAGAGTGCAAAGGACATCATCAAGTCTGAGAAAGGCGGAGGAAGACGTGAGGTCATGTCGAAGCGTTGGCGGCTTCGCGATCTGACGGCGGCTTATAAAGATTTGACGGCAGACATGGACTTGGCGGATGTTGACACCGAAGACATTGACGCGACACGAGAAGAGGTATATGGCGATGAAGACACGTAAATATGTGCCTGTTTTCAGTCCAAAGCACCTCTCGTATATCCGCGCCTGTCGAAAAAATATGTACAACATCGCCGAGGGAGCTGTTCGCGCCGGAAAGACGGTTGATAATGTTTTCGCCTTCTGCACTGAGCTTGAAACTTGCCCGGACAAGATACACCTTGCGAGTGCTTCAACATCACCAACGGCAAAACTGAATATCGGGGACTGTAACGGAATGGGCATTGAAGCCCAGTTCCGTGGGCGCTGCACGTGGGGCAAATATCGAGGGAACGATTGCATCCGCGTCAGGACGAAGACGGGAGAGAAGATTGTAATCTTTGCCGGAGCTGGAAAAGCGGACAGCTTCAAGCGAATCCGAGGAAACAGTTACGGCATGTGGATTGCAACGGAGGTCAACCTTCACCATGAAACTTTCATTCAGGAGGCGTTCAACCGAACCGCTGCGGCAAAGCTGAGAAAGTTCTTCTGGGACTTGAACCCAAGCGCACCGAATTCTCCGATCTATGAAAAATATATCGACCTGTACCGCATAAAGCAGGAGCGCGGAGAATTGCCGGGCGGATGCAATTACGAACTGTTTCTGATGCGCGACAATGCGACAATATCAGACGAGAGATTTGCGGAAATTGTCGCACAGTACGACCCGCAATCCGTATGGTACAAGCGGGACATCGAAGGAAAGCGCGTATCTGCCGAGGGCATGATCTACCCCGGTTATTCCTCGTCGCTCGAAACACCGTTCACGCCGCCGCGCTGGCGTGATGTTTTTATGTCCATCGACTACGGCACGCAAAACGCCTTCGCTGCTCTGCTATGGGGCAAAAGCGAGGGCGTTTGGCATATTTTCCGGGAATATCGTTATTCAGGACGCGACACGCAGGTGCAAAAGACCGATGAGGACTATGTGCGCGACATGGAGCGGTTTGTCAGCGAGAGCCTGCCGGAAGACCAGCGGCGCGGCGTTATGACGATCATTGATCCTTCGGCTGCATCGTTCATCGCGGCGCTCAGACGCTCACGGCTTGCCTTCCGCGTACGCAAGGCAGACAACGACGTGCTGGACGGCATCCGTGACGTTGCGGTTTGCATGCAGCGCGGAGACGTGCGGATTTTCGACAATCTGCCGGAGTTGCGCAAGGAGTTTGACGGCTATGTCTGGGACGATAAAGCGGACGACAAGCCGATTAAGGTCAACGATCACTTAATGGACGCGCTGCGCTACGGAGTGCGCACCATGAGGCTTGTCAAGCCAAAAGAAGAGTATAAAAGCCCATTTTTCGCATAAGGAGGTGATAGCCCGATGGGCAGAATCGTCACGTATCAAGATTTCGTAGATTTCGGCGACAGCGACGAACAGCGCATTGCAGCTATCAAGCAGCTTATTTTCCAGCACAAATCGAGCGATTTTTGCGAGATAGCGCGAATCGCTGACCTATACGACGCACAGAAGAACAAGACCATCATGGAAGCCGCGCCGATCTTGTACGCGATGAACGGAATGAAAGCGATTGACTACACCGCGAGTAACCATCAAATCGCGTCTAACTTCTTCCGGCAGCTCAACAAGCAGCGCGCAACGTATTCGCTCGGCAACGGCGTGACGTTCACGCGCGACGGTGTGAAGGAAAAGCTGGGAAAGGACTTTGACGCCGACATTTCGAATGCGGCGTATCTGGCACTGATTCACGGCGTTTGCTATGTGTTTCTCGATGTTGACCATCTACACCGCTTTCCAGCGTATCAGTTCGCGCCGCTGTGGGACGAGCGCAACAGCGCCTTGCGGGCTGGTGTGCGCTACTGGCGCATTGACGACAATCACCCCGGCTATGCCGTGCTTTACGAAGAGGACGGCTTCACCGTCTACAAAGCCGAAAGAGGCGACGATTACAAGATCGACCAGCCGAAACGCGCATACAAGTTGACCGTGCAGAAAGCCGCGATTGACGATGAGGAAACCATCGTCGGCGGCGAGAATTACAGCGGTTTGCCTATCGTGCCGCTCTGGGGAAGCGACTTGCATCAGTCGACGCTCGTCGGCGTGCGCGGAGCGATTGACGCATACGACCTTGTATGCTCGGACTTTGCGAACGACCTCTCGGAATGCAGTCAAATCTATTGGCTCGTCGAAAACTACGGCGGTATGGAGGAAGCGGATTTGGTCAAGTTCCGCGACAGGCTGAAATTTATGCACATCGCGGAGGCAAACACGCAGGACGGCGGGAAGATCACGCCATACACGCAAGAGCCGCCGAGCGCATCAAGAAGCGCGTTTCTGGCGCAGATCAAGGATGATATCTACCGCAACTTCGGCGCGTTTGACGCGCAGACTGTGCAGGCAGGAAGCAAGACCGCGACGGAGATCAACGCCGCGTATCAGGCGCTCGACCAGAACGCAGATGATTTTGAGTATCAGCTAACCATGTGCATCCGTCAGCTTTTGGCGCTCGTCGGCGTTTCCGATGACGTTTTCCCAACGTATAAGCGCAACCGCATCAGCAACCAGCTTGAGCAGGTTCAAATGCTGATGCTGGAAGCGACGTATCTTGACAGACAGACGATCCTTGAGAATCTGCCGAATATCTACATCGACAAAGTGCCGGAAATCATGGCGCGGCTGGACGAGGAAACGGAAGGGCGGTTTGTGCGTGGCGATGAAGAAAATGCTGGTGATGACGAGTGACAGATCAGGCGGTTCGATGGACTGACAAGCAGATCGAAGAACTAGAGCGGCGCATCCGCGACGTGTACACCGACGCGGCGGCTGATATTCAGCGCAAACTCGACAAGTTCATCGCAAAGTTCCGCAGGGACGACAAAAAGTATCGTGCGCAGCTCGAAGTGGGAGAGATCACGCAAGAGACGTACCGCGATTGGCTGGCGGGGCAAGTGTTCCAAGGCAAGCGCTGGCGGCAGATGCTTGCCAACATGACGGAGACGCTGACGCGCAGCAATGAGCTTGCCATGCAGATCATCAACGACACGACCCCGGAAGCGTTTGCCTATAATGCCAACTGGTCAAGCTATGTGCTCGAAAAGGGCGCACGGATAAACATGGGCTTTGAGTTGTACGACGTATCGACCGTCAAGCGGCTTATACGCGATCAGCCCGACCTTCTGCCGCCGTCAAAGGTGGACATACCAGCAGACAAGCGGTGGAATCATACGCAGATCACGCAGCAGATCACGCAGGGCATCATCCAAGGCGAACCGCTTGAGACGGTCGTGAAGCGATTGCAGCGCGTGACGACGGCGAACGAGGTCAGCGCAAGGCGACACGCGAGAACCGCGATGACCTACGCGCAGAACGCGGGACGCATTGAAAGCTATCATCAGGCGGCGAAGCTGGGTATCAAGCTGCAAAAGGAGTGGCGGGCGACACTGGACAACCATACGCGCCACTCTCACGCCATGCTTGACGGGCAGCGTGTAGACGTTGACAAGCCGTTTCAAAGCGAGCTTGGCGAGATCATGTGTCCGGGCGACCCGAACGCAAGACCCGCGAATGTGTACAACTGCCGGTGTGCGCTCGTGTCGTACAATCCCAAGTACCCGCCGCGAAATGAGACGCGGCTCGACAACATCACCCGCGACACGATACCGTTTAAGACCTACGTGGAGTGGGCGGGATGGAAGGAGATGCACAATGGCGGGAAACCTGATCGACAACAGTGCGGCATTTTTGGCAGAGCTGGAACGCGCAAAGGCGCGGGCGCTTGAGACCATCGGTCAGCAAGCCGAGCGATACGCAAAAGACAAGCGCCTCGTCGGAACAGTTGAAAGCACGGGAAAGAAAGGGTACATCGGCGGAACGTTAAGAAACAGCATCACGCACAGGGTTGACGATGATGCGGTAAGCGTGGGAAGCAACGTCGAATATGCCCCATATGTCGAGCTGGGCACTGGGCCGTATTTCGAAGCACCGCCTGAATGGGAGCAGTTCACAACGACGCGAGGAAGTGGCGTTGGTAAATCCTACGTCAGACCCAGACCGTATATCAGACCCGCGATTGAAGATCACCGAGAAGAATACAAGGAAATCATGCGAGACGAGCTGTCGGGAGGTTAAAAATGGGGCTTATCAAGTGGTTCAGGCGCGAGAAAATCCGCAGGGGAGCGCGAAAAGAGATCAAACATGCGCGGGAATCCGCGCCCAGCACAAGGCAAGGTCAACGCGCACTGGCGCGGAAGATCGAGAAAATCAGGGCAAAGGCAAACAGGGAAATTGACAAGCACCGCTGAGAGCAGCGGTTTTTATTTTGACATTTTCAAAAAAGAAAGGAACGAAACATGATGAAAGCTATGCTGTCCCAGCCTATGGCGGGCAAAACCAAAGAAGAAATCATCTCTACCCGTGAACGTGCTATTGCCGTTCTCAAAGAACGCGGCTATGAAATCATCAACACCCTGTTCACCGATGAATGGTATTCTCAGGAATCCATGAAGGAACGCGGCGTTGAAAACCGCCCCTTGTGCTTCCTTGCGAAATCCCTTGAAAATATGTCGCTTTGCCATGCTGCTTATTTTTGCAAGGGTTGGGAAGAAACGAGGGGTTGCCGCATCGAACATGAAGCGGCGAAAGCCTACGGGTTAACCATCATTTACGAAGAATAAACGCGGTTAACAAAGCAAAAACGGCAAAGTACCGCCGTTTGCATATAAAGCGAAGGGCGAAGAACAGCCCCCGAAGTAAAGGAGCGTAAACATGGCATTCACCAGAAAATTTCTCAAGGCGCTTGGTTTGACCGAGGAACAGGTTGATAGCGTGGTTGAGGCGCACACGGAAACCGTTGACGGGCTGAAAAGCCAGATGGCGGGATACAAAACCGACGCTGAGAAGCTGAAAGACGTCCAGAAGGAGTTGGACGACCTGAAAGCCAACGGCGGCGGAGAGGACTACAAAAGCAAGTATGACAGCGAGCACGCGGCTTTTGAAAAGTACAAGAACGACCAGAACGCCAAAGAATCGGCGGCACTGGCCGAGCGACTGTACCGGGAGCAGCTTAACGCGCTGGGCATCACTGGAAAGCGAGCTGACAGCATCGTTCGTCTGACTGATCTTTCCGCAGTGAAGGTCAAAGACGGAAAACTGGAAGACGCTGACGGCGTGAAGAAGGGCATCCAGACCGACTATGCGGACTTCATTCCGAAGAAACGAACGGACGGTGCTGACCCTGCCGACCCGCCTCACAGCGGCGGCAAGATGAGCCGCGAAGAAATCTACAAGAAAGACGATAAAGGCCGCTATCTGCTTTCTACGGCAGAACGCCAAAAGGCACTTGCTGAAAGCATGGCGGCTGAATCCGAATGACCGAAAGGAGCTAGAATATGGCTGCTAAAACTGGACTGACGACCGCCGCGCAGTTTACCACCGAAGCGCGAGAGGTTGATTTTGTTACCCGCTTTTCCGACAACTGGGATGCGCTGAGAAAGATCATGGGCATCATGCGCCCGATCCGCAAGACCCCCGGCACGAAGCTGATCTCTTACAAGGCGACGGTTGACGGCACTCTCGCGGGCGGTACGAGCGTGGGTGAGGGCGAGGAAATCCCGTTCACCAAGCTCAAGGTTGCGCCCACGACCTACGGCGACATCGAGGTTGCCAAGTACGCCAAGAGCGTCAGCATTGAGAGCGTCGCCAAGTACGGCGCGGAAGTCGCCGTTGAAAAGACCGACGAGGCGTTCATCAACGCCCTGCAAACGCAGGTTCTGACCGACTTTTACACTTTCCTCGGAACCGGCTCTTTGAAAGTAACCGGCGAAAAGAGCTGGCAGCGAGCGCTCGCCATGGGCAAGGCAAAGGTGCTTGAGAAGTTCGCGGGCATGGACAAGGACGTGACCGAGGTTGTGGGCTTTGCCAACATCCTTGACGCTTACGATTATCTCGGCGACAAGGATATCACCGTGCAGACTGCCTTCGGTGTGAACTACATCGAAAATTTCCTCGGCTACCGCACTCTTTTCCTCCTGCCGACCAAGTACATCGCGCAGAACAAGGTTATCGCAACTCCGGTGGAAAACATCGACCTGTACTACATCGACCCCGGCGACAGCGACTTTGGCAAGATGGGGCTGAACTACACCGTCAAGGGCGAAACCAACCTGATCGGCGTTCACGCCGAGGGCGATTACAGCCGCGCCACTGGCAACATGTACGCGCTTATGGGTATGAAGCTCTGGGCGGAGTATCTGGACGGCATCGCGGTTGCGACGTTTACCAAGCCCGCTGCGGCGGTTGGCGGCTAAGGAGTAAGCTATGGAGATGCTTGAAGCGGTGCTGACGCACCTGCGAAACTGGTTTCCCGTCAGGTGTGACGCTGGAACGTTCACCATCGCTTCCGGCATCCCTGACGTTGACTTTCTGAGGCCGGGGCAGTATTACCGCATCAGGGGTAGCGTGTTTTCCGACGGGCTGCACGTCTACCAGAGCGGCGAGACGCTGGCAGATGAAACCTTCAAGGGCGAAATCTGGGCGCTGGCAATCCCGAAAAGCGTCAGAGAGCTTGCGGTTGAAATCACAGCGTACACGGAAAAGAACCCGGTGACCGACAAGGTTTCTGAGAGTTTCGGCGGGTACAGTTACTCCCGCGCATCCGGCACGACTGGTGCGCCGACGGGCTGGCAGGGGGCTTTCGCCTCCCGCCTTGCCCCTTATCGGAGGATAAGCGATGATTAACGCAGAGCTAATCGAGAGATTTTCTCAGCCGTGCGTGATGCTGGAAAAAAAGC